CACATATCTCAGCATGAGTAGAATGAATTATTGCTCCTCCCATAGGTTGTTCACCAGCTCCATGGTAATTCTTAGATGTAAATGGAAGTGCTAATGAAAATGCATTACTATTAGCTGTGGCAGTGTTAGTAACTATCCTTAGCCAAGCTGTAACTAAGTTTCCTACTCTCATGTAAGCACCTTTCTGATCGACATAAGTAATACTTCCAAAGCCACCATTTATTGTAGGAGTCCAAGTGCCTTCCTCATAATCCGTAAAAAGCTCCGAAGTCATCCCGCCTCCGTCACTAGTAGCAGCAAAGCTGATACCATGTCCAGAAGTTCCTATTACTAAGTCTCCATCAGAAATAGTAAGGTTGTTGGTACCACCTGTTGTTATATTAGCTAAGGTAGTAGTAAGAGTTTGGTTAACAGTAGTATTACCACTGGAGTCAAATGTTAGAGCATCATCTCCAGTGGTGTCTTGTATTTTATTTACTTTTAATATGCTCATGGTTTAGGATATTTATCTTTAGTAGCTTTTATGGTAGCTTTCCATCCATCTATTCCATTATGATAGATGTCATCCAACTGATCGACCACAGAAGGATATTCATTTGCTCTATCTTTTTTATATTTAACAGCTGCTGCTTCTGTATTTAATGTAGTTCGAGCTGTATCAATTTTAGATTGCTCTACAGTAACAGCTTTGTTATCTTTATCGAAGCATCCATGTGTCTCATCAATAGAGACAACTGCTGGATATGCTCTTTTAATTGCATCAAAATCTGAATATTTCATGCCAGTACCTCCATACAAGTAATACTCTGAGCTGTTCTTACAGCATTAGCATCATCTTCTGAATCACCCCAGTTCTTACCAAATAAAATATCATAACCACCTGAACCTACTTTCCAAGTTGTCTTGTAAGTAACTTCACTAGTTGTGTTTGGTGAATCGAGATAACACATTACGTGGTGCATATTATGCTTAAATGTCATTGAAGTATTACCTGTACTTCCTCCGTCAGCATCGTGATAACCACCCATTGTATGGTGAACTTTATTAGTAGCAGAATCACCTCTAAATAAATTAGTATCTGAAGTACCACCACTAATATCTCTCAATAGATCCATATGATAAATATGATTACAAGAGAAAGTAAGATCTAATGTGACTAATATTTTACTAGTAGCTGCAGATGGTGTGATCTTCACACAAAATATAGAACCACTACCAGCTTGATCTGTTCCTGCTAATACATAACCAGATGTACTGCCTGTACTAGTAGTATCAGTTTTAACTGATTGTAGTACTTGTCCTATTTTACCAGCGGTACTTGTTAAAGCAACTGTACCTGCTGCATCTGGAAATGAAATAGTACGATCACTTCCACTTGCAGGTGCCTGTAAAGAGGTAGATCCAGATGAACTACCTGTTAATTTTAAGGTGCTCATAATTAACCACCATATTTATTCTTTTCTGCAATCAATTGATTCTTCCAAGCAGTTTTTACATCAGATGTCCAGACCGCCTTAGCTACATCTTGAACCTCTTGTGTCTTTCCACTTAAATCTCTATCAACTAAATTGTTAGAAGCATCTAATTCACCAGGATTTACAGAATCTCTTTC